TTGATGAGTGTCTCTCTAGTGTATGTTGTAAAGGAACATATGCAAAAGAAGGTAAACACCTCATTGAATTACTCTCTAGTCATGTCGGAAGTCCTTGTAAATCTGCCGAACTTATGGGTGGTGCAAATACATCTAGACCAATTAAGGTGTCATCAGGTGCACCTTATATTGCACCAAATAGGGCGATGTCGCATGGCGAACTCCTCACCGACATCACCGTCACTCATGGAAATAGGGACGAATCATATCTATCATTGAAATCAACTAAGACAATCACATTCATTAATGCAGGTGTATCAAAAGATTACTTTACTCAACAAGATATGGAAAAGGGAATGGTCACACTTAAACCAGGAATTGCATTACTCGATGCGTTTGGTTTAGATAATGCGTTGTTCTGTAGTGTATTCAATCATTATGGTTCAGGTCGTAAGTTCCCTACAGTCGAAGTCAAACCAGATAAGAGTAAACTTAAAAACTTCATGCGAACTGCAATCGGCGCCAACTATCATATGGTACATGAATTACAAGGCAGTGTATATTATTGGTTTGTTGGTGATGCAGAAAATAAGAAGTATGCCGATATCTCTAATGCAACTATGACTGCATACTATGGTGGTAAGAGTGGTAAAGGTAAAAGGGTTGATATAGAGTTCAGTAATGCGTATTATGACTTCAAGGTCAACATTCGTAATAAACAGTCTGGCATATACCCCTCACATATCATGATGGATTATGAATCTAAACCGGCAGTCGGTAAAACTAAATTAGGTTAGATAACACCTAAAGTCCAATTCTCTGCAACTGACTCAGCATATGATAAAGACTTGTCATGCACCTTGCGTGTCTCAACAAGTGTATCACCCTCATAGAGTTCTACTTCATAACCCCATGCACTGAGAACAATATTAGATGTTCTATTCTTTAGTCTATCGTGACCTCTGTATTCTGATAATGTTTCTGTCATTTTATTTTACTAAATGCGTATGGTATAACTACTACTGCAACGAAGAAGAGTGATATAAATGTTATCAACTCTCCTACATTTGCAAATGGTTCCATCATAGTAGTCTAAGTCTGGCCCAATAGTCTTCCTCTTTCTTACATTTAGTTTCATCGAAATATACTATTGATGTTTGTTTGGTCATACCACGATAGTCATGGTCCCATGCAATATATTTTGCATCTGGTTCACCACCAGTCCCTCTCCAGTTTGATTCTATGAGTTCTCTTGACTCTTCGTATTCTTCTATGAGTCTATCGTTCATCTCTTTATCACCACAATAGTATTTACCTACAGTCGCAGGTAACATTGGTAATACGAACTCATCGTATTCGCCTTCTACGAAATGCATGAATGTATCATACTTGGCGATAATCTCATCATCAAACATTTTCTCTGTCAATGCAGGTTGTTCTGAGTAGATGAATTGAAAGAAGTAAGGCATAAACTGAGTGTCTTCTGTATTAGTCCAGTCAAATGCAAGATTGAGTGTCGCCCAATTGTTCTCAATGATTGACTTTCTATCTTCTTCTGCCAACACATACGATGTATGATTAGGATTACCCTTGTCTGGTAATGTAGAGAATAGAATACTATGTGTCAATTCCATAGGAATACATCGTGGGTGACAATACATTGTCTTATCATGTTCACTGAATAGATTATTCTTGAACAAACTTCTCACTGCAAAACTAGGGTGAGTTCCCTCTGGTAAGGGTTTGACTTCCATGAATCGTGCAGGTGAATGATTGTTTGGGTCATCTGACCATACAGATGCATCAACGAAATCTGACTCATCATAATCACTGAACACCACAAATCTACTTATCTGCATACCCTCATGCATGATTAGTCTTTGTTTATCCATATGCATTTTAAGATTGACGACATCTTCTGGTGTTGTCGTTGGGTCATCTTTCATGCAAACCGTAGCAAAATTAAATGCCATTTTCTATCTCCTCATTCGTGCCAAATCTTTGGCGTATTGTTTATCGTCTTCAAATACAGGTACAAGGTTTGATTTATGCATCGCCGCTATACCTAATAACTTTCTTTCACCTGTGTATTGCATCGGTTCTTTCTTTGGTGTAATCGCACCAGTTGTGTTCTTCGATACAAAACTAGGATATTCTTGTGCAACTTCTTTGACCACTTTATCATATTGTCTTTGTTGAGTTGCGATTAGTTCATTATATATAGTTCGTTTTGATTTAGTTCTCAATGATTTGGTCTTTCTCTTTCGACCAGTCATATCATATCGTAAACTGCCTACTAAATTAATTGTTCCCATGTATATAATTATAATATATGTATGTCATTCTTTCAACCACTTTTTTTACATAACATAATTTATCCAACCAGTGATTGCATACTTAGTCTCTTTCAATGGTGGGTTACCTCTATGCACATGTGTAAACCCAGCAGGCCATACTATCAGTCGACCCTTTACTGGCGGAACTCTTACACCTTGATATAAGAACTCTGTTTCACCACCATCTTCTACATCATTCAGGTATATCATCCATGCAAGTATACTCGTTCTATCATATGCAGTGTGACCACCTTCGAAGTGCCAATTGTGATACCCCTCACTTGGTCTAGTCTTCTGCATTTTCATTTGTGCATTATACAAACCTGCATATACACCTGAATCTATTATAGGATATTTTATCTGCCATGACTCTATGACATCATTGTGAATCCAATCACCTATCTCTTGCATAGGGCGATTCACCATCGCATCCATTTCTGTCCAGTAGATTGCGGTATCTGACCTTTGACCAAAGTGCATACCTAAATCTTTTCTTGTATGACATAGACCTCTGTATTCTAAATCATCAAACATATCGATACAATCATCACATATTGCATGGTCTAATACATTGTCTAGTATTCTTATATGGTCACCGAATGAATCGTCCCATGGCAATTCTGGTCTATCTTTTACTTGTTCTCTATTGTCCGCCATGTTCTTCTCTCCCAAACCATATGAGTAGAACAAATCGTTGACCTTCATATATTGGTTCAACACCATGCCACATCTTGGTTGAATTGTTAAAAAATGTAATTGTTCCTATATCTTTTGCGATTAGATTACCTTGCACATTGAGTTGACCACCTTGATAACCATCGTTGAGTTGCATGATGCATGTGCCAAAGTCTGTATCTTCTGCAACATCTCTATGAAAAGGGAAGAATGAATCTTCTTTATAGTGAACAATCTGCATATATGTGATTCTTCTAAAGTCAGGATGGTCTGGTATCAAATGACCCATAACATCTAATACTGCATTGTATTCTTTTGAACCATCGGCGATAGTCGCATGGTCTTTGTTATGGTCTGCCTCATATTTGTATGATAAGTTTCTGTCTTCTATCTCTTTTGGTGGTGTGACCTGTGAGTCTGCATATTCACACTCACTGAATGGCAAATTGATAAATTGTTCTATGATATGTTCACAACCCTCTGGCGTAATTATGTGTGGTAATATTGTAATGAAATCACTGTTGCGTTCTATCTCAAACTCTTCACCTGAATATTTGTCTACAACAACTTCTGATTGGTCTGTGCCATTGATAGAGTCAACTGATAAAACTTCTTCCATGTTTGGGTCTTCTGCACCATCCATCTTTGATTGTGCAAACCCACCTATTTTAATTGGCATTATGGCCCCCTTGTGGATGATAGAAAGTTACCTGCGTAAATCTCCAGTTTTCTAAGTATCTATGATAGTCATTGATATATGCACCATGCATACAGTTGCCAGGAAATACAACACATCGATTAAACTTTGCAGGTATGACCTGTCTGAGATTAAATCTCTCTTCTACAGGATATAACAATGCCATATTCTCATCGTTAGTAATCCATTCACCATCATATATTGCAGTGCCACCATCTTCTTGTTTGTCCATGTAAACTAACATATTGAGTGTTGATAGATGGTCAGGCGTATTCAATGCACTATCGATATGAGGATAGTGTTGCATATCTTTAGAGAATACTTCTGCCGTCTTAAAACAGTTGAACTCATATAGGCGTGACCAATTGTAGTCACCTTTCCAAAAGTATCGTCTGCATAAATTTAGTAGTCTCTGTTGGTCGTTCTCATATAGTCTAGTAGGATGACCAACCTTGTCTACGATTCTACAGTCAAAGTAATCTATACCATTGCGTGTGTTAGATTCTGAATTGTATTTCCATAGTGGGTATTGTCTGTTGATTAGATGTTGATATAGGTCTTCGGCGTTTTCATAGAAATCATCTATGGTCAAACAGAAACCATCAAACTTGTGATTGTCAAATGACCCTCTCATTTTGTATAGTTGGTCTAAGTCTATTACTCTTTCGATATCATCTATGTGATTCATGTAAGAACTCCGTAGTCAAATGGTGTACCGTGATGATATGATTCTAAATCTTCGGCGTGTTGTAAGTTAAAAGAAATACTTATGCGTTCATAAGATTCATTTTCTCGTGGGTGACCCTGTGGTACTGAGTGCATTAGATACGATGGCCACAATAAAAAGTTGCCATCTTGTGGGTAAAAATTGAATGATGTATGTTGTTGACCTGTAAACTCATACTTTGAGTCTTGTGGTCGTATCACATCATCATTACCTGACTGACTATGTAATGCAGACATATTAGGATTCCAAAACTTGATTGGTTCTGATGAATCATCTGTTGATACATAGTAAGTGCCTGATAGTCTAGACTTCACATGATTATGACATTCATGTTCATGTGGTTCATTATACACATTGACCCATGCAAAGAAATGTATGTCATGTCTACTGACATTTGTAAAATCTATATTATATTGACTTCTACAAAACTCAACATAGGTATCTTTCATCTGATTCGCAAAGTCATTATACCAAGGTTGTTGGTGTGTCTCTTCTCTTGCATCAGGATGAAAGTATGTGGTGTATTCTGTTAGTGGGTCGCCCTTTGGTAATGAACCTACTATTTGTCTACAATGATGTGCTACATCTAAGTGATTTAGATTTACTTGACCCTCGAATATAGTAGTAGGGAAGACTTGAAGATATTCTCCTCTGGCGGGTTGATATGTATTATTCTGTTTACTAGTCTGAATTGGTTTCATTCTTTTTCACTGCCACACCGACTCCATCACTTCCGTCAGGCATGGTTACATTTCTATAATATATTACAACTTCTCCTAGTTGTTTGATGTATCTCTTTAACTCTTGCATATCTTCTGCCATGACTTTGTAGTCACCAATAGAAGTTGCAACAAACAGTATTTCACCTGCATTTTGTTCTTTCATCTCATCTAAGAACCTATCGAGATATGTATAACCCTCAGGCCAATCTGGATTATCTCTCTCAGATAAATCACACGCCTTTGGTCTTTTAAGTTTCTCTGTGCCATCGTCATTGAATTTTTTAGGGTCAAATGATATTGATGGTCTACATGGATTTGTAATCACCGCCTCTGATACAACATACCATTTTGGTGCAGTGAGTTGAACTGGTCTAGGCAAATCAGGTTGCATGATATCAATCTGAATAGGTCTAGAATCTATTTGTATTTTTTTGTTTGGTAATAACGAACAACTAGTCGTTAGTATCAGGATTGGTAAGATTATATAATTCTTTAGTGTCACCCTCTATGCCCTCCATTACTAGTTCACTTGCATTGTTCATTCTGTTCTCTATCAGACCAGGTTTCTTTAATGCAAGATTATCTAAATTGTGTCTTGAAAATATTTCTAAGTATTCTGCCTTCTCTGCCTCTATCTCTGCGTTTCTTCGAGTCATATTCATGAGAGACTTACCTTGTTTCTCATATTGTTCTTTCATGACTGCCATTGTCTTCTGTTGTTCTTCAACGGCCGCCTCTAATTTTATGTTATTCTCAGTCAATGTTTGATTCTGAGTATACAAATAGAATGTAAGTAAACCCAAGACCACTAATAGGCCCATTGTAAATTGATTCATATTTTCTCCCTATAAGATTACTATGATAAGACAAATCAGTAGAAGACCTGCAACGATTAAATCATTCTCGTCAAATCTCTTCGGTGCCATCCCAATCCTCTATAATAAAGTTCAGACCACCTGAACTTCTATATTCTATTATCCTATTATCTTCATCTCTGAACTTTAAATGTTTTTCTTTCTGAGTTATAATCTTCTTGGCGATAAAAGTTCTATCGTCTGCATCACCATAAACACTGTTGAAAGATACGGTCACTCTATATCTAGTAGTGAATAGAGATTTTATCCACTCGTAGATATACTTAACCCATTTTTTTAACTTGTTCATAATTATATTTAGTTGTTATTTCTGAGTTCTTTTAGAACATTGATAGTATTCTTCGCACTAGTGTGAACGATACCAATACCACCTGCCTTCTCCCATGCATCGATATTCTTTGGTCTATCATCGATGAGAACAGAACCCTCATAGGCGTATGCCGCCTTTTGTGTCCCTGTAAATGTGCAAGTCACCGGCACAGTAGGGTCAACATATCTCTTAATCCATTCGTTCTTATCATACACAACCAACTCTCTGTTGACTTCACCAGCGGCAGTCAATATCTCCCAAGGTGTCTCACAATGTCTGACATATGCAAGTAAGTCATACATGTCAACCATAGGCGGTAAGTTTGCGAATAGTCTTTTGTTAGTAAGTTCTTCTTTTCTTAAATCGTATGTAGTATGACCCTCTGCATCGTTAGTCAAAGGTTCACCCAAATACTGAGGCATTTCTACACCCCTTAGAAAGTCGGCAAGAACACCGTCCATATCAATAAATATTCTTTTTATTTTTCCTTTCATCATGGTTGGATTATAGTCTTTTTTGGGGGTCATTGTCAAGGGTTGTTTCTAGTAAATACGCCTCGTTTTCATCTAAAGGTTCACCGTTTAAAACCTGTCTGGCATGCACCATTTCGTGTGCCAGTGTAATGTATCTTTCTTTGTTGAGTCTTACATATATGTTGATATATGTGCGTTGTCCAAGAACTCGTGGGTGTTCTATGATACCCATTTGTGAGAATGATGGCGGTAATCTCTTGATGTTTATGACCGCATTATGGTGGTCGATACCTAATGTCTTAGAAAATGTTACCGCCTTTTCAAGTAATAGTGCGTTCTTGCAATATATTTCCATAATATAAAGTCATAATATTATTCATCAACTTCATCAAACCAATAGTCATCAATAGGTTCACCTGTAAAGATACAGTTCTTTGGTTCAAGTTCTTCGATATCAATATCTTCTTCAACATAAACTGTGACCTCTGTATCAAGTTCTTCACTATAATATACTAGTCTAATTGTCATCGTTGTTTTCCTCTTCGTCTAGTTTCTTTTCTCCGATTACTTCTTTGTAGAAGTTATCGAATGATTTAGGTTTGCCATTTATTGTGGCGTAAGGTAATTCTCTCTCTTCTTTGTGAAAGTCTTGACCTTTTACATAAACTCTTACTTCATGTTCATCATGATTTATAGTCCTAATGACATGTTTCCATCTCATATCTATAACATCTTGTTCTGATTCTGTATTTAGATATAAGATGTAAGAGTTCATTATACAGTTCTATAACCTTGTGACCAGATTTCTAGTTCTGTAAACCCACCAATCGCCTCACCATGTGCGACAATTTGTGGAAAAGTTCTTGCAGTAGGAAATTTTTCTAACATAAACTCCCTATCAAAATCTTCACCTAGTTGTTTGTAGGTGTATTCATAACCTTTCTGTTCACATAATGCCTTTGCCCTATCGCAAAACGGACATTGTGGTTTTCCATATATCTCTATCATTTTAACTCCTTTTGAATGAATTCACTCAAAGTTTCAATATCACTATCAGATAACATACTTGCCTGTGCCCACATTGTAGAAGACATTGCACCAATCTGTTCTCTGTTCTTATATGCATATAATCTATCAGATATGTAATCACTAGTTTGACCTGCGAGTTTAGGGAATGCACCCATACCCTCACCATTCTGACCATGACAGGCCGCACAACCTGCCCATAAACCTCTGATTGATGAGAACTCATCTGCGTTTGCGATTTCTTTCTTTCTCTGTTCAATCTCTACTACTGTGCCATTGACTCTGACATACTCTTCATAACATTCGCCATAACAAGAGTGGCCACCGCCAACACCAGTGTATTCTAAGTTGGGATATATTTTGACTGCAAAGAATGTTGCAATCAAACCTACACCAAATAAAGTCATGCCTAATTCTCTCATAGTTTAATTGCCAGTAGTAAGAAAATCGCCAACATAATCATGTTTGCCATCAACATCAATAATCCTAGTATTGTGTGATACCATATCCATCTAGTTTTATATGCGTTTTCTATGTTTAATTCATCGGGGTCAGGTGAACCATCTGAGTTTCGAACTTTCTGTTCGAGTTCTCTTTCTTCTCTACTTCCCCATAATATTTGGTACCATTTTTTCATAATTTAAAATCCGAAAATGTGTCATCGCTGACATCTTGTTTAATCCCACCAATGACATAAGACTCAATCTCTGTCTCTTGTGGGGCGTTCTGTAACCCTCTACTATTTAACCAATGTCTAGTCCATGGTAAAGGATTGTTGGCAGATGATACATCATATATTGGGTCAAGACCAATCATTCTTAGTCTCTTGTTTGCAATATACTCAACATACTTGTTCAATAGTGGCACTGATAAACCTATCATAGAACCATCTTTGAACAAGAACTCTGCCCATTCTTTTTCTTGATTCACTGCATCTTCATACATTTGATATACTTCTTTCTCACAATCTTTCATAACTTTTAACATCATCTTATCTTTCTCATGATTCTGATATGCCTTTAGTATATGTTGTGATGTTGCAAGGTGTTGTGCCTCATCTCTGGCGATGAATGATATAATCTTTGCACTCCCTTCCATAAGTTTAAGTTCACCAAATGCAAAACTACATGCAAATGATACGAAAAATCTGATACCCTCTAGTATGTTTACTGACACTAATGCAAGGTATAATGCCTTGTATAGTTCGTATTCATCGACTTTCAACCCTAAGAGTCTTCTACGACCTAATTCAATGAAATGGTCGTATTTTTCTGTGACCATAACAGCCCTCTTAATGATTGCATCTTCGTCTAAAATAGTGTCAAATACATCGGATGGGTTTGGGTATATGTTCTTGATGATATGTGTATAACTTCTACTATGAATAGTCTCCATGAAGTCCCATGTGATGATACAAGACTCTAGTTCAGGTAAGGTGACGAATGGTAAAAATGCTATGGACGGCGCCCTACCTTGAACTGAGTCGAGTAAAGTTTGGTATCTGAGATTAGAAGTAAAGATATGTTTTTGTGCATCGTTGAGTGTCGCATAATCATTTCTATCTTTCTGTAATGATACTTCTTCTGGTCTCCAGAAATACCCTAATTGTGTTTGTGTGAGTTTATCAAATATGGGATATTTGAACTCATCAAATCTTTGCGTGTTTAATTCTTCACCGAAGAATAACTTGTTCTTTGTGAAGTCAATTTTGTTCTTATTAAATACTGTCATTTCTTTTTCTCTACTAATTTCCAATCATCATAATTGTTTACCATGTCTTGATATTCAGACTTATAATAGTTATCATCAAATATCGAGAACTCTTCACTTGTTTGTTCTTTTGTCCATCTGTTTGGGCGACCATCTAATTCTAATGCAAATTTTTCTTGGGCCGTTTCTACATCATGATTACGACCTATTATGAAATCATCTATCTGATTCATCTTAGATGTTGCATTGAAGAAGTGAACAAATAGATGATAACTATACTCACCTAATAAGTAGTCTCGCCAATGTGGTATATTTGGTCCTTGATACAACAGAATATCTCCTGGTTCAAGTGATATAGACTTACAATTATTCTTTAATCTTTCTCTCTGAGTTAAGTCTTGCGATTCATTCTTTACTGTCTCTGCACTGACATTCGCATAGTTCTTATCATTTCTAACCCATATCTTCCACGGTTTATTATCATCTGTTTGATAATCTAAACATAGTGTTGCACTAATCTCACATGATGGTCTATCAGTGTGACTGCCTAGATATGCACCTCTTTCATATCTTCTAGTATATGAGTATGTTTCTCTTAAATCTAAGTCGATATAATCTTTAAGTTTATTATGTATAAAACCGTGAAGTGCAACACCCCATGGTGTGCAATAACCACCTTTAGATTTACCTATTGATGACTGAGGATTCTTGTATGTGATATCTTTTACTTCTTGATTCGTATACAAACCACCATTCTCTTCATCTGCCTTCCATATGTCCATTGCAAATCTTATGATTTCTTTTGGTAAGAAATCTTTTAGAACAACATATCTATCTTTGACAAGTTTCCATGTTTCAGGATTAGTTCTGCCTCTAACTTTTCTTCCTTCGTCTGTTATGTAATATTCAATTGTCTTTGCATCAAATGGCACAGGCATCGCAATCTTCTCCGTCATCATCAAATGGGTCTTGTGGCAATGGTTCTTGAATTACATCTTCTACTTTACCATCCATAGTGTTCTGATAGTATGATGTCTTCCAACCATACTTATATGTATTCAGTAAGTCTTTCGCCATAACTGATACAGGCACTTCATTATTATCATAGTTCTCAGGATTGTATGACCAGTTACCACTGATACCTTGGTCGAAAAACTTCTGCATCACTGAAACAATATTGATATAACCTGTATTGTCTGGCATATCCCATAACAAGGTGTATGCACTCTTCAAGTGTGAGTATTGAGGCACGATTTGTTTCAGTGTTCCTTTCTTACTCTTCTTAACTGACAAATAATCTCTTGGTGGTTCGATACCATTTGTTGCGTTTGATGATACACTAGATGACTCACTTGGCATTTGTGCGGTGAGTGTCGAGTGTCTCAAACCATTGGTCATAATCTCTGCCCTTAGTTTTTCCCAATCCATGTTGTAGTTTGGTTTTACGATATCATCTACATCTTTCTTGTATGTATCTATTGGTAATATACCTTGACTATACTTTGTTCTATCAAAGTAATCACACGCACCTTTCTCTTTGGCGAGTTCATTACTTGATTTGAGTAGATAGTATTGAAACTTCTCAGTCAACTCGTGGACGAGATTCCAGGCGTTCTGGTCACTATATTTGACTCTGTTTTTCGCCAGATAATGTGCAAGACCAATATACCCTATACCTAAACTTCTTCTTGCACGAGTAGACATCTCGGCGGCAGATACAGGATACTCTTGATAGTCAATCAACTCTTCTAAACCTCTTACTGCAAGGTCACAAATCTCTTCTAGTTCTTCATCTTTGACTACACCCACATTCACAGCACTCAATATACATAATGCAATCTCACCTGAATGGTCATCAATATGTTGTATTGGGTCTGTAGGTAATGTAATCTCTTGACATAGATTACTCATGTTCACCTTGTCTAAGAATGAACTATGAGTATTACTATGGTCTATATTCATGATATAGATTCTGCCAGTCTCCGCCCTCTCTTTGAGTAAATCTGTAATTAGTTCTCTTGCACTAATCTTTTTCTTAGGGATAGAATATGCGTTCTCATATTTCTCATACATCTCATCAAATGTATCGGTGCCAAATGCCTCGTATAAACCAGGCACATCATGAGGACTAAACAAAGTTATCTCTTCATTGTTTAAGAATCTCTTGTAGAATAATTCTGATAACTGAATACTATAATCTAGTTTTCTAACTCTGTTGTCTTCTGTTCCCTTGTTGTTCTTTAGAACAATAATGTCTTCGATTTCTTGGTGCCAGATAGGAAAATGAACTGTTGCACTTCCCCCTCTTACACCATTCTGAGTGCAACATCTTACTGTTGACTCGAACTTCTTTAAGAATGGTATAACACCTGTGTGTTGCACTTCACCACCTCTTATCTTTGCACCAAGACCTCTAACTCTTCCTGCGTTGATACCAATGCCTGCCCTTTGGGCGACATATCGACCAATCGCCATATCACTGGCGAATAGTGAATCTAATGTATCATCACTATCTACTAAAACACAACTCGCAAACTGTTTTAGTGGTGTTCTCACACCTGCCATGATAGGCGTAGGTATGTTTATCTTGAATGTCGATGTTGCGTTGTAGTATTTTTGTATGTAAGATAATCTCTTATCTTTATCGTAGTTTCTAAACAGTGTCATTGCAATTAACATATACATGAACTGTGGTGTCTCAAACAATGTGCCTGTTGACCTATCTTGAATGAGATACTTATCTACTACTTGTTGTAGACCTGCGTATGTAAATTCATAGTCTCTACTATGTCTTAGATAACTATTTAATTTTTCATATTCTTTATCTGTATAATCATTAAGTAAATCTTCTGTATACAAACCTTTCTCTACATTTCTTTCTACGATATCTTTGAGTGGTGGGTATATCTCTGCATCTTTCCACTTCGTATTGAATACTTGTTTCTGAACTGCAAATAGTAATAGTCTGGCCGCCACAAATTGATAGTTTGGTGATTCTAAACTGATAAGGTCACTTGCACTTTTAACAAGTATCTTTTGTATCTCTTGTGTTGTAATGCCATCATAAAACTGTAGGCCACTATTCATCTCTACTAATGACTCTGATACACCTGTAATATTTCTACAGGACTTCTCAACCATTTTATGTATCTTGTCTAAATCTATACTGACTTTACTGCCATCTGATTTGATGACTTTTATTTCTGTATTCATGTTTTCTTATACTCCATCAATTGTAATTTTGCCGAGAGACCTTTAACTGTATTACGATTGATGATTTCAACAACCTCACTCTCACTCAAACCACTCATTATCATGTCATTAATATCTTTACACTCTGTAATTCTTCTATCATTCCAAATGCACACATTATACCCTAGGTCGATGACCTGTTCGATTTTTTTAATTATCTCTGTATTGCGTGGTTCATTATCATATACAAGTATTGCGTTGTCTTTTATATCTTCTGGTATCTTCTTAAAATCACTTCCTGCAACTGCGATACTATTCGGAAGGAATAGACTATCTATGGGTCCCTCTGTCACATAGATTGTCTTTGTTCTGTCCACTTTGTTAAGATTAAAGATGAGTGGAAAGTCATCTCGAAATCTGAGTGTAAGATATCTGAGTGGTGAATCGTTTATTGCACGACCAGATACCCCAACCAGTTTCCCATTCTCATCATAGAATGGTAATACTATTCTTGGGTCTTTACCCAAAACTCTATCTTTGTATTTTTGTGATAACAAACTTAGAGTTTGTGCCTGTGGTACAAACCACAAGTCTTTCATTGCGAACTCAGGCACTTTTCTATCTAGTAGATATTGGCGTGCCTCATGTTTCTCGACTACAGGAAATGAAATCGCTTCAAGCATAGTCTTTTTCTCCTTAGTCTCATTTTTATTTAGAATATCTGTTCGTGGAGTGAACTTAAATTTATCACTCGAAGGCATTTTTCTTTTAGGTTTATGCCCTTGTTCTGCAAGAAACTCTTTTAAGTATTCTCTGTGAACTGTAGGAAAGTTTTCTTTTATAAAGTTTACACTTGATGTAGTCTTACCACAGTTATGACATTTGTAGATGAACGATTGTTCTTTGACAAAATGATAACCTCTGGACTTATATAGGTTCTTTTGAGAGTCACCACAATAGGGACATCTGTGGTTCAGTGTATTCTCATTGACCCATTTTGACCTGTCGAGATTCGCCATAACCATCGACAAATATTTTCGCTCTAACCATAACATTACTATTCATTATACAGTAATATGGTCGTTTTGTCTACTTGGTTTTTTCTACTTTTGGGACCTTATTTTTAGGTACTTGAATGACATATCTGTTCTCAACAACTTTAGGTTTTTCTTGTTCGACTCGTCTTGCAATCAGACCAGTTGTTGATACTAATAATAACACCGCAAGTGGGTCGAACACAAAGATAAGTGCGTAAATCACCCACCTAACAGCATTGTCAAGATACTTGACACTCTCATCTTCCCCATATATTACCTCTGCAACATACTTGATTGGGCCAATCTCCGCTTCTTGTTCTAATTGCAATCTCTGTAAAGGTAATTTGTCTTCATTCAATTTTACTATATCACTTATCAATATGTCAACATCATTTGCGATTTCTTGTCTCTCGTCTTGTTGTCTTCTATCGATATAGTTTCTGTCTTGTGGTCTTGCAGTATTGATAATATTATCTAGACCTGCAACTCTATCTTCTAGTCTCTGTAATTGTCCTTCTTTTGATTCTATTCTCTTGTCTATAATTGACATCTCTAATGAATATGAATCACCAACAAGTGTTGTCTCTATGTTCGCCTTAGATAGATAACCAAATATACCTAGTGATGTTATCAACATCAAGACACCAACTGCGGTGACTAGATAGTATTTCATGTAGTTTAATTTATCCCACGCAAGATGTAAGAAGGCGGCAGTCACTAACTTACCAACTTCTAATGCACTCATCATGACAATAGTTCCTAGATAGGCACCTGCAAATATAGTTGCCATACCTATGATTGAAAAGTAGGCGGCGATACCTGCAATACCTATAGAGGTAAATAGGGCTAGCCAGTTTAAAAATTTTAACATATTAGTAGTCGTATCTTTTGAGAATTCTTGTATAGAGTTTCTCGGCCTCTTTTTTGTTCTTGTCTTTATATCTATTTCTACTTCTGACAAGTGGCGTATCTGTTGATACAGCGGCGCCTGTTGCGTTCACTGGTGCATCTTCATCTATGACATTGTTATGGGCATCCCAATCTAGAATGTATTCCATCATGTCATCTGCAACTTTATAACCTGCGGTCTTATCACTAGGATAGTGAATACCTGCATTGACTCTTCCTTGACCTGACTTGTCTGCCATTTCAAATAGTTTATCTTGATGTGCAGGATATATCTTACTATAATAGTTTGCAACTACTTTCGCCTGTAATGCATGATTACTAGGATATGCAGGCGAGTGTGCAGTTTCAGTGTCTAGATATTTCATAGGCATACCAAGTTTCTCTGCAATAACATATGGTCTTGGTCTCATGTATTTGTTTTTAAAATGTCTGCCTACATTTCTTGCACTTTTTATTAATAGTTCCATAAAGTTCTCGTTGAACTCTAAGTCATTGTCTTCCATGTATTCTTTGATATAGTATGCAGTGTCATGGTCTGTATCAGTATACTCTTTCTTCTTGGCATCAGATAAATTCTTAATTGTTTTATTCATCTGTTCTATTTCTAATCTTGTCTCTTTTGATGTGTTCGCAGGCGGGTCTTTCATCTCTAGTTCATTTAGACATTTGATATCAAAATATTTACCTAGTTCTTTCTTCTTAACATTCTTTGCATTGAATTGTGATTTGAGACTATCTAATTTTTGAACTGACTCGATATACATCTCTTTGACTTCATTGTTTTTATCTAGACCAAGTTTCTTATCGACTGCCTTAGTTCCCTTTTCTATTGCGCCACCCATAGACTCTGCCCATTTGACCATTCTTTCTTTCATAGTCTTACCTGCCTCAGTCTCACCTGCACTCTGTAATCCTGAATAAGTCAATGCAAGTGCAAGACCTGTGGCGCCACCCATCCAGATAGGAAGACCACCTGTTGCCATACCTACAGATAATAAACCCATACCTTTTATACCATCAGGTGTGGCGATTAGTTCTCTAAAACCTGCCTCTCCGGCAAACGCCTGGGGAATAATCGTAAGGTCAAAATCTGATTCGATATCACCTGAGAATGACATTCTCAACCATTGCCCTATTGCAAGACCTGATACTGCAACAGCAGATAGTTTTGATAGTGCTGGGTTTGACTGCATAAACTCATCAGTTTTGACGATACCTTTTTCTAATTTTTGAAATGCCTTTGTGTCATGAATATATGCACCACCAACTGTAAGAGATTTACCAATTGTTCTAAGTGTTCCCATAACAACTCTTGATGATGCGGATATAGAACCACCTATTGCCTTAACTGTATTGTATACTGATGGTTGTTTAAATGCAATCGCAACTGTTTCTAAATCGGCGCCAACTGCATCTATAACACCTTGAACATGTTGTTTTAAATCTTTGACTGTATCTGGTAATTCAATCTCTGGTTGTTCTTCACTCGCCTCTGCACCATCGGCAACACCATCTGCATAGTCATCTGCCTCTTTATCTTCTGGTTCTTGTTCTGATTCAGCGTCTTTCTTTGCAAGTGCCTTTTTGAATTGTTTTGTCTTTTCTGAATCTGGATGTTTTTTGATATACTCTTTCTGTTTCTCTGGCGACATGTCGAAGAACCATTTCTCTTTGTCTTCTATGCCTTCTAGTAGAATCTGTTCGCATACATAGTCAACAGTGTTGCACCATCTTCTATAGTCTTCGTCTATGTGATATAATACTTCTTCAATATACATCTTCGGCAGTGAATAGAACTTTGTCTTCTTCTATTCTTCCTTCGTAAATAATGACACCATAACCTATGCAAGATTCTTTGACATCTGTTATTTTTGTCTTTTCTGGATAAATTTTGATTTCACCATCTTCATCAAAGTTTTGTTTAATTTGTCTTCTCAGATGATAATCACCACCATTCATTCTCAGACTACAAAGTTTACCAACTTCTGTTGCCTCTGATAACATATCAGGTTCAAATACATCTTCTTCTTTGAGAAGTTTATAGAAGTCTTCGTATAATTGGTCTGTTTGTTCTGAGTCTAAATTTGATTCTTCTTTGAGTAATGCAAGTGCAACGGCATATGATGCAAATGCAGTCTTACCAAATGGCACCATTCTAATTAGTTTCTTTAGATTGAATACTAATCTATGTAATGGTGTGAGTGAATTCTTTTCGTCTTTTGTGATTGGGTTGTTAGGTAACATTTGATTTTTATTCTTTGGGTCTGGTAAAAACTTAATACGATTACCATCTTTATCTATGAACCCAAACTTATATGCAGGAGTTTTTTTGAAGTCTGTTGTCAACATCTTCAAAATCCTGAATACGATTAAACTGTCTATTACTCTTCCGACCATATATCTATTTATGCAATCTGAATGACTACAGTTCTCTTAGTCTTGTTGCAAGTTTCTCGTCTATGGGATAATCTATCAACCAACCCTCTTCTATAAGGTCTAGATACAATAACATTGTCTTGATTGATGACCAGTGTTGTTCATCTTTGATTTTGAATTCTAACATTCTCATGCATGGTTTATAACCAAATACATTGAAGAGACATATGATATGGTTCAACATGAGGCGTTCTCTCATTTCACCATTTTCGTGATAACGATGTAGTAATCGTTTTAGATATCTAAACCTACGCAAGTCTTCATTGAAGTCCTCAATGTCTTCACATTGGGGGTCATCATAATGTTTTTGTGCAAATGCGTTAAAGTTTTTTGCTGTGATTTTGTCAAATAGACCCATAATATAAATTGTAGTTGTTAAATTGTCTACTAATATATAGTAGACAATTAACAGAGGTTCTTATACTAAAGAACCGTATACTTTGAACGAACCTGATTCTAGTTGTTCGTATTTGACTTTTAGAGAAACGATTTTCTCTTCTTTGTCTAATTGGTCAATAGGTGTGTCAACTGATTTACCAATTGTTTCGCCTCGAAGTGAAAACTCTAAGTTCATTTCTCCTGAACCTGAGAACTCTTCTTCTTGAACTTCACCATGACCTTCAACTGAGTTTTTCTTATGAAGACCTAACATGGATAGTTTTGATTCCATTTGTGCGATAGCAGCCTTAGGGTTCATGAACTCAGAAACAGCAGTATGTCCTAATATTGCGTTTACTTTGTTCTTAACTTCTAAGTCATCTATATCATAAGGAACTTTAGATGAGGATAATCCTGCACCTTGAAACCCTACCATATTTTCTTCTTGAATGTATTCTTTAAATGATTTCATAATTCTATCCTGTTATTGCAACACCAACACCTAATACTTCTGCGTTGGCGGCGAAGATTTCATCAGAAGGTTCTTTTTCAACAACCTCTGATGAATTTGCCTTCAATGTGAAAGTCCCAATTAAACTATTAGAGCTATTCTCTATTGAAACAAGTCTATCTGTTCCACCAGAGTTCACTAATCTTACAGCAGTTGCACTGCCAAAGTTTGAACCGTTTGTTGTGGATGTTCCACAAGCTGCTTCTGAACCTAATACTTTAATTCTCATAATCTTTCCCTAATTAAGCGGCGACTGTTATTGTGCCGGCTGCTGTTCCTATTGCACCACTGTTTGTGATAGTTGCGTTACCACCACCAGCAGTATCAACAATAGTTCCACCATTGAGTGATATTGCGTTTGCACCAATACTTAGTTCGTCACCTGCTGATGTAGCGGCGTTATTAGCCCCTATTGCAAGTTCGAATACTAGTTCGTTGGTTGTTGAACCACTTGCATACGATAATGTATGGTTTGCTCTCTGGTCATTAACAACAGTTAATTGTGGTGTTCCACTGACAGTCACATTCTCGTTAAAGAATACTTTAACTGATAATGTTCCACCATCTGATTTATCAAATGCTGTAGAAACAAAATCAATCTCAGTGATGTCTGCCTGTCCGATACCAACAGCAAGGTCAGCACCAGTAGCGACTAGAATCTCTTCGAGATTTCTTGAACCAACTGTTTTCTTTAAAACCCAACCTTCAGGTTTTGCAATACAGTTTTTCTTGTCAGCAGTAGATAAGTATTTTGGTTTTGACTCATCTGAGTCTGATACTCCCCATAATGCCATTTTATTTTCCTCTCTTATTTTGCATATTTCAATACTGTTTTAAAAACTTTATCGAAATTTGTTTTATCTTTTTGTAGTAATTGTAAGTATTTAGTTCGAATTGGCGCTCTAATCGACATTAAAGCGTCATGAACTTTGACTGCATCTGCTCTTTTTACCTTGATTTTCTTCATATCGTCTGTTCTGACTTCACCATCTTTAGTGATATCTTTAAACTTACGAAGTTGCATCAACATAGAAGCATCTGGTCTGTTCTGAACACCCTTTGCCTTTGATTGCATCGCATCTAAGGCCCTTTGAAAAACTTCGTCTTCTTGTGCCTCTGAATACTTACCCTTTGCCATTGTAGAGATTTTCTCTAGTTTGGCTTTCAAGTCTTTCTCGTTTTTTGCTTGTGCAACAGCACGAGCGACTTTCTTGTTGCCGGCATCTGACATCATGCCAAAGTCGGCGATTTTCTCCATAATCTTGTTGACTTCGCCTGCCTTTTTCTTGACATAGCCAAGTTTCAACAATTTCTGTTTGAAACTCTTTCTTCTTGCATCAGTAGTGAGAATCTTCTCAATCTGTGCATTTGATAATTCTTTTTTCATTACTTGAAAGTTGCGACTTTATGTTTCTTTAACAAGTCTTTGTATTTTTTACTTGCAGCTTTGAAAAGTTTACCTCTTCTCTCGTATTCTTTTCTTTGAGAACTTCCCTCTTTACCCATAGGTACAAATACTCCGTCCCATGTTCTATCATATTCTTTTTTTGCATCTACGATTTGTTTTTGAATATTATCAGGAAGTTTTCGTGCCTTATCTAAGTCCATCATTCCTTCATCGAGTTCTTTCTGTTCTTTCATTCTTGCATGTTTCTTTGCAAGTGCCTCTTTTTCTCTTTTATGTGTATCTGATAGTCTTTGTTTCTCTCTTGCCTTTTGAACAGCGTCTTCATACATCTTTGCATATTCATCCATGACATCTAGTTTATTATCTTCCATCATCTTAACAAGATTCTTATGGTTGTTTTGAATGTCTTTCATTAACATATCAATATCTTTTTCTTGACCTTTAAAATTTATGTTATTGTCATCTACAAATTTACCCTTTGAATGAGTGCCAAATGATACTTTAACTTTAGGGTGTTTCTTTGCAATCTTCATTAACATAGGTCGAATCTTTTTCTCGTTTTTCTTTGGATAGGACATTATAGAGTCTTCACTAACCATGTTGACATCTGACATACCGCCACCATCTAACATGTTCTTCTTGATTGACTTGTCAAATATGTAATCAACAACTGCGGTGAAACCTCTCATATCTGTATCTGATACTGCAAACCCACCTGCAATCTTTTCTAGTTTTGCACCAACCTTCTTGGTGACTACTTTTAAATGTTTCTCTAAACTCTTGTCTTTTACTTTTGTGAATTTAAGAACTTTGCCTTCTACAAGTTCGCAATGTTCAGCATCATGCATATTTCTATATGTGTCCATCATGTCAAAAGAATTATTGATTCTTTGTGGTTTACCAACTCTGCCTTTAACTTTATATGGTGCTAGTTTGACACCACTTGTTCCTATCATCTTCGAGTTGTTTAATTGACCAATCAATGATAACACTTTCTGTTGTGCCTTTAGTATTGACTCGTATGTGTCATTGAACTTTGTATCTTTGAGTGTCTTGTCACCTGTCTTTGCGATTTGTTGATAACCTTTCTTGACTTTTTCCATGTCTTTAGAAAGTTTCTTCGCCATGTTTATTTCTTTGTCGGTGACTTCATTAATACTTTCTGTATGAACATAATTTGGTTTAAGCATCTCTTTTGCTTTCTTTCTATCATGATACTTAAATACATGTTTCTTACCTTTGTCATCTTTTACAAGATAACCTGTATTTGTTTTTTGTAAGATTTTACCAAATTGTTTATTGCCTTTAGAGTTATAAAAATCTAACTCTAGACCAACTCTCGCAGTTTTAGATGTCTCTGTGCCCATACCATATTTTGCAAGTTTTCTGTAGTCTTCGTTTATTGATTCTGGAAGTTTTGCAAAGTTTTGATTTGGTTTTGGTTTGTTGATATATTGTGAGAAATTAGGACCATATGATTTTTCATACTTCTTAGGATTCTTTGCAATCTTTTTTAAATCATCAACAAACTTTTTCTTATCTCTTTTGTATGCCTTCAAATTGTCAATAAAACCATCTTGTGATATTGATTTTGCTAATACTCTGTATAGTTTTGCATCTTTTGTTGCCCATACATTAGGAAAGTCCTTTCTTAACATATTAGGACCAAGTGCAACTTCTTGTAAGTCTTCTCTGATATCGTGTTCTACTGATTCATTTGCATACTTCAATGCCTTTTGAACTTCTTTAGAACGAAGAATCTTATCACCATAGAACTTTTTGATTTCTTTAGATGCAACTGTCATTGCACCTTGTAAATCAAGTGCAACTTCTACTGCCTTTTTAATCTGAGCGTCTTTGACAGGATTTCTTCTAAAGTAAGTTGATACTTCACGACCTGTAAGTTTTTGTCTTCCGTAAGGACCAAGGGGATTGACCTTACCGTCTTTATCTAAAATCTTTTTTGACTCGTGAAATAAGTTCATACTTAACCTCTAGCGTCTGCTTTTGCCTTCTTTACAGTTGCATCTTTATAGAATCTCGATTTTGCATCAATCTGACTTCTCAATTTGATTACCATGTCTCGAGCTCTTTCTTCTTGTTCTTCATCGTCAGCATTTCGTTCATCATCCAAAGCTTTGTAAAGTTTTTTTGATAGAGACTTGATTGCGTTGTAACCAACTTTTTCTTTGTTGTCCATACCGCCGCCTGAATCACTATCTTTGCCTACTGCCTTTCTGATACCTGAACTATCTTTTCCT